CAGTTTCTCCTGCTCAATCTCGAAGCCGAAGAGCCAAGCGCAGGCGAATGTTTCTTGGTTTTCTGGGCGCTCTAACCATTCGCCAGTATCATTGTATTCATCGCAGTAATCCATTGCACGGAGCAATCCATACCCTTCTTCATTTTTGCAATATTCGATACTATCAGCGATAAACTTCGGCACCACAACCTTCTGTGGTTCATGGATTTGGTCAATCGTGTTCACAACAACTTCAAGTGGTACATAATCGACCTGTACATTTTCTACTATAATTTCGCCTGCTTTAAATATTACCCTCCCTCTGTTAGCTATTTTTATTTTTGATTGTTCGATAATCTCAATCGCTTCCTGTTTATTCATCTGTTTCCTCCTTGAAAAAGGTATCAAAGTCCAACCAATCATCTTTAATAAGATTTCCAATCTTCGTTACTCTACCTCCAAAACCGTTACTCTTAACACGTATATACTTCCCTTGCAGTTCTTCCCAGCTATTTGCACCAGCAACCTCCAAGATACGGTCTATCAGCTCAAAGCTCTTGTGAAAAGCTACTCGTTTTTTCTTGTGTTCGTCGTATTTATCTAGGCAGTATCCTCCAATAGATACTCCAAATCCATATCCCTCAACAGTCAGATAACAAGTTAAAATTCCATGGTCTTCTCTGCCCAAGAAAGTTTTGGTTATCTTTACGTTTTCAATTGTGTTATTCATCTGTTTCCTCCAGTCGATAGTTAAACTCTTTTATCAATCCAATCAGCACATATGTGCCATCATTTTTTAACGCTTCAACTTCCTCATCCGATAACTCTTGCTCACTTAACCAAGCTGAGAAATCAACAACATTTGCTACGTTGTATTCCCGGTAGTCCCCCCAATCCCAATAGTAAGTATCGTGTGTAACTTGAGTTCCGTCTGGAAACTCTAAAACCATGTAAGGATTGTCTGCGACACCGTAGCTAAAGCAAAGTTCACATGTACCGAATTGCGTTTCTTCTGGTTCGCAACCAATATCAATCACTTTAATCCCTTTCATCTGTTTCCTCCTAAAATAATTTAATCTGTGACTTGTATTCTTCCAGTCTGGCCAGAGCTGATTGGTAAATTTGCCCATCTTTCTCACAGCCGACATATTCCAACCCTGCTTCCTCAAAAGCGATCAAACTACTAGCTGAGCCAACATGGGTATCTAGGATTTTGTCACCCTTTTTGGCATATTTTTGGACTAGCCAGCGATACAAATTCACGGGTTTCTGTGTAGGGTGTATCCGTTTTTCATTCAATCGTTTATTTCCTTGCTGGACATGACCCTCTGCAATGGATTTACCCTGCATCATACCGTTCCACATGTAGCGAAATAGTCGTACGCTGTCATGCATACTGCAGTAAGCAATCTCACAATCCGAAAAGCTTGATTGTCCATTGACTTTATCCCAGACGATACGACCTGGACCAAAATCATACTGGAAATAATTCACACCCCAGATAATCTGATTTTTCGACACTCTGAACAGCTCGTCAAAATAATCCTTTCCTGGAACTTCCCATTCACTCGTCTGTCCATACAGCTTCTGTACGCCTATCGGGCTTATTTTACGCCCATAGAATTTCCGTTTTTCAGGTCCACTGAAGTAGGGCGGGTCTACAATTGCAAGGTCAAAATAATTATCAGGATACTCACGCATCACGTCTATGCAGTCTGCGTTGATAAATTTACTCATGACACTACTCCAACCTCCTCGCTATCGCCTCAATCACATTAACTGTGACTGAGTTGCCAGCCTGTTTATATAGCTGGCTATTACTATTTACTGCCTGAGCTTTGTCAAACACCCAATCTGGAAAACCTTGCAACCTCCAACACTCGCGAGGTGTCAGTTTGCGGATGCGGATACCATCTAATATGCCGAATGTCCCTGCTTTGGTATTTCCTTGGTGACCACTAGCTGTTAGGGTGCCAACCTCGTCTTTGGTTTTTCGGTTGTAAAAATCATACACAACAACACCCTGCTCCTCGCCTGTCAAGAGAGTATTCGCCATCTGCTTCCCAACACGTCCCCGTCGTGTGGCAGAATTGGGATGGGACAGATTGATAGAATCACCAACCGTTGCCTCAGAATAACCTTTGGTAGTTGCCTCTTTGATGGCTAACAAGTTATTTTCCTGCAAGCTATTGCTAGTTAATGTAGGTGCTGTATCGTGTTCTCCACCTTGATTGTATCCGTGGCCTCGTTGGATGATTTTAGGCTCTCTATTGCCACCTTGCATCGTATTGAGACAAGGAGAGATGCCGTTTGGATCATAGATACGACCTACTTGCGGATTGCCTCCAAAACTATCTGTATCAAGCAAATTTCCGACTTGAACGACTACGCCTTGCTTGTCTTGTGCAATCTCCTTGTCGCCTCCTCCGAAAGGAAATACCGCTCGTCCACCTGCTCCTCTAAGATGTCCGATAATAAACACCCGCTCTCTGTTTTGGGGGACTCCAAAATTCTTGCTGTTGAACACTTGCCATTCCGCATCATACCCCAATTCATCCAACGCTCCGAGGATGGTCTCAAATGTATTTCCGTTGTCGTGGTTAAGGAGTCCAGTGACGTTCTCAAGGAATAGATATTTAGGTCTGAGAATAGATGCGAACCTAGCAATCTCAAAGAATAAAGTCCCTCTAGTATCCTCAAATCCTGCCCGCTTTCCAGCAATACTGAAAGCCTGGCACGGAAATCCTCCACAGATAACATCCACACGTCCGATTCCTCGAACAGACTCATCTGTGACTCTTGTAATGTCATGAAAATCAAATTCTCCTTCCGTATCATGTATCGCCTTATAGCTCTTTCTGGCAAATTGGTCTATTTCGCAAAAACCGATACATTCGTAACCGGCACGTTCCATACCAAGACGGAAACCACCAATGCCAGCAAATAGGTCAAGAAATTTCATTCTTTCCGTCCTTTCAACCACTCAGGCATCTCCTGCCCGATTTCAATTTCCTCATACTGCTCCTTGGTCACTAGGAACTTACCATAAGGCTTGACCTCAACATAGTAATGACCATCAACCACGTCCTTAGCCGTGACCTTGCCGAACTTCTCTGTACCTTCGTTGTCGACTTGGTAGATGATGATGGGTTCCTTAGTTTTTAATTCGTCCACTTCATGACTTAGATCTCTGATTTTCAGCATAGCTACAAGTAATATGATGAGCCATAAAGTACCAAAAAAAAGTAATGGTTGGTAATCTTTCATTCAACTTTCTCCGCTTCAATTTCAATCCTTGGTCTAGGACTGTACACCTTTCTTGTTGTATGCTCGACAATTATGTTATCATCCGTCCAAACATTGCCAGCCTTGCTGATGCTGTCATAAACCGCTTTTTCCAGATTATCTAAATCTGGTTTTTTATCTACGTAAATCCGCTCATTGATGAAGTCATCATACTGTTGTACTTTCTTGGCCTTAGACCGTGATTTAGGCGGTTCCGACATAGACTTCGGAGCAGGTATGTAGAATGTCATATCTACCTTGATTGCCTCATCAAAATATGGACCATCGTAATTCTGTCTAACAAACTCAGTGCATTTTTTCCGCCACGCAACCATCTTTCCGTCTTCATAGACAGTTGCGTGTTTACCTCGTCTTCCAGCTCTTGGACGGCTCTGCGGTTTGGGTTCGATAGGTATAATCAACTTCATAGTATGACTCCGTGGAATCCTAACTCATCAAACAAATTCTTTTTATTTTCTTCGATGAACTCAAATAGGGTTTGGATTTCTTTGATGTCCTTGCTAATCACTTTTGCTAAATAAGCACTATCGAGAATAAGTTTATCAAGATACTCAGCTTCTAACACTAGTCTATATTCTGGTTCAAACATCTCTCCGCTTTCATCCAACGAAAGTTGGTGTTCCCGTTTCACAAATTCTGCACTTATTTTCCAGTGAGTGCTACCGACGATTTTGAGACTTTGTTTTTCCTTGTCCGTCTCTAATGTAAAAGGCGTTTTTAAAATTGCTGTTTTTTTCATTTTTCCAAAATCCAGCGACTGCCATTGTGTGAGTTTGGCTAAATACGGGCAGTCGCTATCGTCCAACTGTCAACCGATTGTTTCCAATTGACACGCTTTCTAGGTTGCAGTTTTACAAGGATACCCAGCTTGTTAAAATACATTTTTTTAAAATATCCCAGCAATCAAATCGTCTAAATTGATGACACGGTCCAGGGTTCGCTTACTTCGACAATAATCACAATTTCCGCAACCTTTCGGCTTGATTTCGCCTGCAATAATACCCGCAACACGTTCGACGTTATTTTCGAAGAATTGCAGACCTTCATCCAAGCGATATTGCGGTAAATCGACAAGCATTTTATCAGGCACATCTTCTTTACTGACAGCTACAACGAACGGAACGAAATTTGGATAGCCCATTTGTCGCAACAATTCCTGATACAGCCCCAGCTGGACATCGTAGCGAAAACCTAAAATGTTAGCAGCAGCTCCAGGCATTTTCTTTCGTTCCACGTCAGACCATTCAAGACCACGGATAGTCTTCATAGTTTTCAGATCCACAAAATAGCCCTCAGTCAAGTTGATACTATCCACCTTACCCTTGACCTTGATACCGAAGATTTCGCCTTCTAAAATCATCTCCTTGCGGACATCATCGCCTGGAGCACCACGGTAAAGCCCCAAGAATTTCTCATCATCTTTCAGAGCATCTATCATGTTCTGAGCAACTTGGAACTCTTTCTTCAACTCGCCCTTAGTCGCTCCACGACTGGAAATCAGCCGAGATTTGTTGGCGTCAACAAATTTAGCGTGAGCTTCTTCACTCTCAAAATAACTATGCACATAATTGCCAACGAGCAAGGCGGTATCATCACGCTTGTCCGTCCACTCCTTATCGTCAATAGCCTTAGCTTTCGCTTCGCAGTCCATATAAGCCTTAAAGCGAGAATTTGAAAGCCATTGACGGTCTTGGTAGTAATTTTCTTCAGTTAGTTTAGTCATTGATTTTTACCCATTCTCCTAATTTCTCAACAACTATCCCATGTTGTTCATACAAACCACCCTTACCACCAAATAATTTGGCGATCTCTCCATCTGGGAAAGTAATTCTGAAATCACCTTGCCATTTGACCGACTTCTTATTCGGTCTTATTTTGTCCTCTGGCGAGTTTTTCTGCTCAGAGGTATATTTACCCTCTGACACATTTTCTCGTTGAATTTCGTCAGAATTCGGGCGATTTTGAGCATTTCCGCAAACAGCTCCATGTTGAGCTAGAAATTCCTGCTCCATTCGGTCCTGCTCTTCTTGCCATTTTCTTGCGTCATTGACAAGTTCTTCATGGACTGCTAGTGCAGATACCCCTGAATTGAGCATATCGGCATACTTCTTCGGATCTAGTCCCTTGCTTTCTGCAATAGCAGTCATCTCTTCGATCCGTTTTGCCAGTTGTTGCTTGCGCCTAACTTCTTCACGAGTCTTATCAGCCAAGGCTTTATCATCAGCAATTGCCTGCAAGATGTCAGCCAGGCTTGCTCCTTGTTCAAAATTACGTACGTAAGGAGCTGGACCAAAATCTGCTTTGGCAGCCGCTTCAGTAATTTTGATTAGTGCTGACTCATATTCATCCTTCTTGGCCACTTCTTCCTCTACCAAGCTGGCAACCATATTGACAGTGGCTTTATTTGGGCGAACATTGTCAGCCATGAAGCATGTTTTTTTAGAAAACTCATCAAAATACTTGCTGAACAAACGGATGTCAATGTCTTTCCCTGTGCTTGCAATAGCTTTCTGGAATAGTTCCTCAATGGTTTTGGCGCGTTTAAGTCGTTCCTGCTCTTCAAACGCCTTCACACCTTCGTCAATCGACTTGCCGATTTTGACAATAGGTTCCAACAAGCCGTCCACCCAAGCCTTGACTTCGTCAATGGGCTTGTTGTAATCTGCCAGTTTCTCTTTAACGGCTGACTTGACTTTCTTCTGCAATGTATTTAACTCAGCTCGGACCTTTGCATCGTCTTCGAACGTTTCTGCTGTGACAGTGTAGTTCTTGTATTTTTCAACGTATCCAGCAAGTGCCTGCTCCAACAAATCCTTGCCCACGATAGTGATTTGAGCTGGTGTGAATTCGAAGTCAAAATCTAATACTGTCGCAGTCGGAACTGGCGCCATACTTTCCAGATTGTCAAATAGAGATAGTTCTTCAGACATTAGAACGGTTCCTCCTCTTCTAAGATTTCGCCCGTTTCGGCATCGATGACCTGCTCGGTTGTTTCCATTTTGGAAATATCCACTCCTGCTTCTTCAACAGTTTCCGCTTCGGAAATAGTTGCATCTTCTGCAGGTTCTTCAGCAACAGTCTTGCCGGTCATCTTATCCAAGATATCCTGCCCAGCTGATTGAACTGGCTCAGCTTCTTTGATTTGACGATTGTCATCAAATTCATTTTCCGTTGTCCGATTAACAGCTTCAATCAAGATATCACTATCGTCCGACGTATTGAAGAATTGTTTGGCTGCACGATTGATAACAGTACGTTTTGCCATTTCTTGAGGGAAGGCATTTTGGACAGATTTATTTTTCGACTGTTGCCAACTGCGATCAATCTCTTTCTTGGTCATGACTGTCAAAATTCGCTCACCGTCCACTTTTTCAATGATGCAGTAAGCACCGATAATTGCGTTATCTTGGTTGGTCCAATCTGTTTCGTGGCTTTCAAGAACCTTGCGCCCATTATCATTGCGAATTTTAAGTACATCCCCTTCAAAGACCACCTCTGCCCAAATATCTTTCACGTTGGACAGTTGCTTGACAACCTTCATAGTCCCAAAGTAGGACCGTGTCATTTTTAATGTATTCCCATATGGAATGAAGTAGCATTGGGTCTTTGCTGGACTTAACCCTTGAACAACCATGTCAAGCAAGGCATTGGCAATACTTTCTTTCGAACACTTTTCAAGCAAGTTCCCGCTTGGGCTGTTGGTCATGGCAAAGAATGCTGACTTCAAAGCATTTGCCGGTGCGTAGTTTGGTGCTACTACCAAGCCTTCGTTCTGCATCTGCGACACTTTCGCATTCACGGCATCTGTAATATCTTTTTGAATAACTGCAAGATTACTCATTTCTTTCTCCTTTTCGTCTGTTTTAAATTCCATTTCTCACGCTTTAAGCGTGCATTCTCTCGTTTCAAGGCAAGTATCAAGTCCTGTTGTTCGTTGATAGTCTCGCCCAGCTCTCGGCCTAAGTGGAAATAATCACACCTCAGCCGTCGGATTGTATCTAGTAATTCCTCTGTCATTATGCATCCCCTACATAAATCCATTGACCGCCACGAAACACCCATTCATCAGGATCATGTACCTGTCTTGGTTCCTCAGGTTGTAGATAGTCACGGTCATAATCAAACCATGGGTAAGTACCTTCCATGTCGCACCTCCTACGCCACATACTTTCTACCTAGCTCTCTGACAAGACGGATGTATCCTGCCTTATCAGCTAGACCTGTATCCAGCAGCTTTTCCTTCTCTCCTGCCGTGGCACGTTGCCAGACAAGATTTTCACGCTCTCTCAATTTCATAGCGACCTCCTAAACAACCTGACACTTATTAGTCTTCTCTCAAAAGATCAGAAAGTATTTTTTCAAAAAACGTTCCAACTGTATCATCAGCATCTTTGACTGGTTCAGCTGGCTCTTGCCCGTCCAAAGTTGTCAAGGTATATTCTGCCTGCACCTTTATTAGTTCAGCATCGAACATCTTTGTCATTGCTAAGTATTGCTCATTATCCTCACCATAAAAGTACTTTTCCGGGATTGTCAAAGCCTCGTTAATAGCACTAACCCAATCTGCCGAATATGCCAAAACCTGTGGATTGTTTTCGAACCCAGCTAAGTAGTTCCCTTCTTTATCTCGCAATACGATAAATGTGTTATTTTGTTTCATGATTTTCCTCCTGTGGATAACTTCTGTAAATCCCTATATATATTATTTATATATAACGATTAGTTTGTTTTTAAGTTAGTTAGAGGCTTTAGCCTCTTATTGTTTATTAGTGGGCGATAGCCCTTAGATTATTATTAAGTTAGTTATTGTTATTATTTAGTTATTATTAGTGTCGGATTCTTCAACCTACGAACTATTCAACCTACGAACTATTCAACCTACGAACTATTCAACCTACGAACTATTCAACCTACGTAAAGTCAGTAAGTTGTAAAAATCACTCTTGTAACTCTCCTGCGGATAATTCTTTATCTACTTGACTCTTCCAGTATTCAAAATAGCTATCCGTGATTGGGATGTCCATAACTAACGGCTCTCGTCGCATCCCCTTCCCTCTACCGAGACTTTTATTGTACACACGGATATATCCAGCCTCTTTTAGTTCGTCATAAGCTGCCCTATGCGCATCACGCCCATTCTTCGAACGTTTAGAAAGTTCATCGATATAAGGTTTCCAGGTGTCTTTGTTTGACATCAACACAAATAATAACCCTTTAGCTTGTAAACTAAGTTCGCTGTTTTGAGCAGAATGATTATTCAACTGCGTATAGTTTTTATGGATATTCCTGACAAGGTGCTGCATAAGCCATAACCATTCCTCCTAAACTTCAACAATTCCTCGCCGAAGCGTGTTATCAATCGCTGTCATGTTCGTCATATTCTAAAATCCTTTCTACATCTTCAAGATGTTCGATATCGCCAGTTCGAAGAAAACGGTCATATGATTGAGCAATTAATTCCAATCTAACCAGACTTGTCATCTTTCTAAAATCCTCCTCAACCGTTCATTTTCATCCCTTAATCGCTGATTTTCAATACGGTATTCGTTCCGTTGTTCAGCGATTTCACGGACCATATCATGCAATAATTGATTTTCCTGCTCTAGCGTGTAAAGCGGACGTGGGATAGCAGGTTTTTCTTGTTTTAAAAAATTAACCAACCATTTCTGCATATCTTTTCCACTCCTTATCTACCTGCTGTCCATTGCGCTTCAGGCTATTTCTAGCAGACTCTTTCTGACAAGTCTTATAGTACTGTTCAGCCTGCGCCCACGTTTCATATCTAAGCGTCTCCAACTCCATCTCACGGAGCAAGGCTATCTCCCTACGCTTACGCTCCTTCTCAGTCTTCCGTTGCTCCACAATGCCTACTGCCAACATCGGCACTGCAAAAATTGATAACGATAATAATGCTTCTGTCATAAATTATTTCCTCGTTTCAGACCTTGTCCAGATTGGTCTTTTAGTCTTTTTCGCTAAGCCAAATTTTAATAGCTCTTTTCTTCCATTTTGTTCCCTCTTGTTCTTTAGGGAAATTCGGTAATTTTCTGTATTTATCAAAGACGGTCCCGTCTACCTTTAGAAATCTGATGCAATCCTTTCGGTTCATCATTTCTGGGAAACCATCGTCGTTGTCCTTTTCTAGTAAAATCTCGTTTACAACGTCTCTTATTATCGATTTTATCCATTCGGACAAGTCAACAAATATCTTGTCCATAATAGGCCTCCTATGTTATAATTTAAGTAAGTAATTTTGGTAATCCACTGTTCCCGCAGTGGTTTTTTGTGTAGTAAATTTGATATAATTAAAATAAAAATGAGGTTGCCATGATAAATATAGATACTCAAATTCTACATTCCAGATAGCATTGATGATGCTATTACTGCACTAACGCTTATGTCCCTCGCTCACAATCTCCTTGACAACTGCACAAATACTATGAGACTGGATTAGTAGCTTATAAAATTCTGCAGTTACTTCTGCCAATCTAATCGCTTCATCATCAATTGGGCTATTATAGCCTTCTAGATGATGAAGTTTTTTTGTCAGCTGATCAGATAGGTGCTCAGTTTGGGCAAGGATTGATTTCTGAAGAGTTACAACCGAACTCATTAAATCCGTTTTATATGTTGTTGGAAATCCTTTCTCTTCCATAGGCTCTCCTTTCTAGTTTGGTTGGTCCTCCTGTGCTACAATAAAACTGAAAGGAGGTGACTTTATGAATTCAAAGCAAATTCAAATAAACTTTGATGGTGACTTTAGACAGGTTGTATTGAAATTAGCAAATACATACCAACCTAAAGAAGTTCCGGAAGATTTTAAAGCAAATAACTTGTCTGAGTTTATCCAAGTTATGTCTGCAGCAATGGCTAACGATTTTTCTTCTCAACTTCAACCGTTGCTTGCTCAGAAACTTCATGAGGTAATTCAGAAACAGTTGCCTTAATAACCTTTCCTGCTAGCCTTGTAACAATTTCAAGGTTAGCTTTTTTATCTTCTTCCATCCCCCTCTCCTTTCTAGTCCTCAAGAACTAGACGCTTAGTCTTGATGACAACTTCTTCAATACGAGCACGTTTCAAGCCCTCACTGATAAAATAATCAATAATAGCACTACGGCTCATTCCTGTACCAATTGACAAGCTGTCTACCTCGTCGTAGCTCTCACGACTAATGACCACTGTGGGACGGTTATTCCCTTTCTGCCCTGTACTTGGGCGACCGTATCTTTGTTTTGACATGTCCTCCTCCTTTCCATAAATAGCAGAGCTGTACCGCCCTACTCCTCTCTCAACTTCTCCGCCAGCACCAACCGCACATAAGCCGCCATCGACAACCCCAGACGCTGGCACTCCACCCCCAACCGCTTCTTCATCTCAACCGACAAAGACACATGTATAGACGTCATGGTCACCCCTCCTTCCACCTGTTAGTTAAAGTTCTTGAAGAAGTCAAGAACTTTTTATACAAGTATTGTATAAAGTTTGACCAAAGACTGACCATTGGGGAAATAGCATAGCTGGTTTGTTTGCTACTCCACTTTACGTGAAGTTTTCCTTGTAAATATATCGCCAATATCTTTGTCAAGAATATCAGCGATTTTGAACATTTCTGTCAATTTAAACTCATACTGATCTAGTTCTTTCTGACGGTAAGCCGTTTCTGAAATCCCTAGCTTGTCAGCAATGTCTTTTTGAGTGTATCCAGCTTTTTTTCGAGCCTCATACAACAATAATTGCAATAACCATCACTCCTTTCTATGTAAATAGACCAATCAGCCACCAAATCAAGCCAACCAGCCCGACCAGTGCCAACAGATTAAGCAACAATCCACCCTTGATAGAGATAGTCGTCTTTGCCCTGCCATCCTGACTGACAAAGGTCTTTTCATAACTACCAAAGAGAATTTTTTTCCAACTCATAAGATACTCCTTGCGGGAAGTACAGCCAATGTGGTACACTATACCTATCCCTCTTACGAGGGAGGGAGGCTCCTGCCCCCCTACTTAATCAAGCTACCACTCGATTAAGTATTTTACTCGAAGTCTAAACCAGAAGAATTGAATGTCAAATTCGATTTCTCTGCGTTTAGGCTTTTTTTCGTGTCTTGCCATTGGCTGTACCTCCTGTGTTATTAGGCTAATTCCTTAACCTTGATTATATTATACTCCACTTTACGTGAAGTGTCAACACTTTTTTTGCGAAAAACGCAAAAAACTTTTCTTTTCGTGAAACATTGTGTTATAATTATGTTAGAAAATAATAGAAGAAGGCTGAAACAATGAACGAAAAAGAATTAGCGATTTATATAGGTCAAAGAATAAAAGATTTCCGATTATCTCGTAACATGACCCAAAAAGAATTGGCTAAACGTATCGGGATGGGAGATACCACAATAGCTAATTATGAAAAAGGTTTTCGCTCACCTAAAAAAGATACCTTATTCGATTTAGCGGATGTTTTTGGTGTTTCTATTGATGACTTATTCCCTCAACGCACCCCTACAGCCCCTAACAGCCTCATAGAGCAGATTTCGGACAAGGTGGTACAATTAACCGAACCCAACCAGAAAAACGTGCTACGCTATTCTAGCGAGCTCCTAGATAAACAAAATACAGTAGAAAACAGTAAGAATACAGTAAACGAACTGCAAGCAGTCTACTTCACATACAACTATTACGACCAACCCGCTTCCGCTGGCACAGGTCAGTATCTGAATGATGTGAAAGTTGAGACTATCGAATTACCTATTGAAGTGGACGCTGACTTCGTTGTACCCATTTACGGAGACTCCATGGAACCAGAATACCACTCAGGCGATTATATATTCGTCAAACTATCCGTAGACCTATCTGACGGCGACATCGGAGTGTTTGCCTATAACGGCGACGCCTATATCAAACAACTCCGCATCACAGACCAAGGCGCCTACCTCCACAGCCTGAACCAAGACTATGACAACATCCCAATCACAGCAGACACCGACTTCCGAACCATTGGTGAAGTCGTGGAGGTGTATAGGGAGAGGTAGGAAAAATGGAACAATCAAAAATTTATAGAACCAAAGAAAAATTCGATAGCATAGTCAATCAAACCGAAAATGAATTCATTGATTACTGGTACGCCCGTGACCTTATGCCCCTACTTGGTTACGAACGTTGGGAGAATTTTCATAAAGCTATCCAAAGAGCGATGAACTCCGTAGAAACCAGTGACACCAAGGTGTCAGACCATTTTCGTGAGGTCACGAAAATGGTTCCTTTAGGCAGTGGTTCTGAACGCCCCGTTAAAGACTATATGCTTACTCGTTACGCTTGTTACCTTATTGCCATAAACGGAGACACTAACAAAGAAGAGATTGCCTTTGCTCAATCCTATTTTGCAGTCCAGACCAGAAAGCAAGAATTGATTGAGGAACGACTCCACTATATTGAACGCACAGAAGCTCGAGGTAAACTCAAAGAATCTGAAAAACGCCTATCACAAAACATTTATGAAAGAGGTGTTGACGACAAAGGATTTGGACGTATTCGGT